GTTAACAATTATAAGAGAAAAAGAAGGTTACCAGAGGATACCGAAGGCGGTGTCAGCTATATGAAGCATTAAAATATCCAGGAAGAACCTCAAACCTTAAGGTAAGCATGGCGGAGGAAAGCCCATGCACAATTAAATCTTTGTGCCTTGCATTTGGACTGCGTTTTGATGAATTGCTTATATCTTGTGTATTTTGTAGAACAAATCTAAGGACCTTTGAAGTATGGTCGTTTATGACCAGGAATTTAAAGGTCTTATGGAGGAAAGGATTTCCTTTTGCCTGCTGTCCTAAATGCCTGGAGGTACAGGCACTGGTGGCTTGGCTAAGGCATTTTGAAAGATCTGGAAATGCAAAGGCGGTAGAAGAGGACACCGGCGAATCCCTGGGGGACCTGCCCATGAGATGTGTAGGATGCTTTAAGCCTATGTCAGCCTCTGAAAAGCAGTTCCAGATAGAGGATAAAAGGCCATTTACCAAGGTTTCTGGATATTGGAGAGGGTTTTGCCTCAACTGCCTGACAACCCCCCCACCGCTGACCAGGTATTTTATATCGGTCACTAATACTGGACGTACGCCGCTTATAAGCTGGGGATTTGATCCCCCACCACGCCAGCTGTCCGAAAGCGGCTCTTCTGCTAGCAGCTGGACTATCACAACAACAACAACAGGTTCCTCGTCCAATGCTGATGAGCACCCATTGAGCGACGCGGAAAGCGATGGAGAAACCGAGGCATTAATCTAGCAACACAGGAAAAAAAAAAAAGAGGCGCCTACGCACTTTGTATATAAGACTGATTGTAAATACTAGGTGGAGTAACTAGGAAAAACTCTAACAAAAAGGTGTTGTGCTGTTTATTAAAGTGTACGGAGCCGGTTCAATAAGGACAACAACATGGACAACACACCAGGTACAGACCCATTGGAAGGGGGGAGCAGTGACTGGGTACTTTTAGAGGCCCCAGACGATGGGGAGGGGGACTCTGAAGAGGAATATGATGAGGAATTTGATAGGGGGGAAGATCTAGTAGATTTTATAGATGATAGTGTAAATGTACAGGACGTTAGCGACTCAGATTTCTATAGAAGGCTACAAGTAGAGCAACAGAGGGAGGATGATCAGAGGGCGGCGCATGTACTAAAACGGAAATTTTTAGATAGCCCGAAAACGAAAGCAGACAGTGATCTAAGCCCACGTTTAGAGGCAATATCACTGCAAGAGAGATCAGGACGGGCAAGGAGAAAACTATACAAAAACAGCACTGTGGACGATAGTGGACATGGGGATTCCCTGGAAGCGTCGTGTTTGGAGTCGTTGGCAGGACGAGGCGAACAGGTACCCATATCCCAAAGCGCAGAACCGTGGGAGGGGGCTACACCGACAGTGGTGTGTACAGCAAAAACAGCACAGGAAGTGCAGAGTACTGCACAGCAAGAGGATTATACAAGTCAGGTCACGCAGCTAATGCAGGCAGGGAAGCCAAGGAATGTTTTGCTAGCATTATGCAAGGATGCATATGGCTGCTCGTTTTCAGATCTCACGAGATCATATAAGAGTGATAAAACAGTCTGTGGGGACTGGGTATGCTTGATAGCGGGGGTTCCTTGTTCTCTAGAAGAGGCTATTACAGATTTGCTAAAGCCTCACAGCGATTATACACATGTAAACATATCTACCTGTAGGTATGGCCTATTATTATTGTTGTTAGTAAGGTGGAAGACGGCCAAATGCAGGGAAACAGTGCAGAAACTTCTAGGGGGGCTCATGTCTGTTGAAAAGCATCAGATGGTCCTAGAACCCCCAAAAATAAGACATCCAGCAACAGCCATGTTCTGGTATAAAAGGACATTGGCAAACGCTTCAGTGGTAACAGGAGAGACACCAGAATGGATACTAAAGCAAGTAAGTTTGCAGGAACAAATAGGAGCCGCAGCCACATTTTCATTGTCGGCAATGGTGCAGTGGGCATATGATAATGGTCTGGAGGGGGAGAGTGAGATTGCATATGGATATGCACAGCTAGCAGAAGAGGATACTAATGCAGAAGCCTTTCTCCGTAGCAATGCACAAGCAAAACATGTAAAGGACTGTGCAATTATGGTGAGGCATTACAGGCGTGCAGAAATGTGCAAAATGAACATAGCACAGTGGATTAAGCTCAGGTGTTCCAAGGTGGAGGGAGAGGGAGATTGGAGACCCATCATGAAGTTTCTAAAGTTTCAAAAAGTAGAGATATTGGCATTTCTAACATTTATGAGACATTTCCTAAGAGGAACCCCTAAGAGAAACTGTATGGTGCTCTTGGGACCCCCAAATACAGGCAAATCATTATTTGGAATGAGCCTAATGCACTTTCTAGGCGGTAAAATCATTTCACATGTTAACTCAGGAAGCCATTTTTGGTTGCAGCCTTTGTTAGAGTGTAAGGTAGCCATGCTGGATGATGCAACCACAAGCACGTGGGACTACATGGATATTTACCTAAGAAACATGTTAGATGGTAACACTGTATGCCTGGATGCAAAACACAAGGCCCCTATGCAGCTTAAGTGCCCACCATTAATTGTAACTACAAATGTTGATGTAACAGCAAATGATAAGTGGAAATACCTGCATAGCAGACTAAAGGTGTTTACCTTTCCAAATCTATGTCCATTAAATTGTAGGGGTGATCCAGAATTCCAGTTAACCCCAGAAAACTGGAAGGCATTTCTCGAAAAGTGCTGGACTAGTTTAGGATTGGAAGACCTGCTGAAAGACGGGGATGGAGAACCTTTGCAGCCGCTTAGATGTGCTGCAAGAGCAGCAGATGGAACTGATTGATAAGGACAGTGGCTGCCTTAAGGACATCATAAGCTATTATGCCTTATTGAGGAGAGAGGCTGTGCTTCTCTTTGCTGCAAATGTACGTGACATTAAAAAGGTGGGGCTCACAGTTGTCCCACCAAAGCAGGTGTGTGAAGCAAATGCCAAGCAGGCCATAGAAATGCATCTTGTATTATGCAGCTTATCTGAGAGCACATATGGACAGGAACCCTGGTATCTGGCACAGGTCTCACATGACATGTATATGTTACGTCCCACTGGCACATTTAAAAAAAATGGTAAGAGGGTTCTTGTAACATTTGATGGGGATGAGAGCAATCTGATGGAATATATGTGTTGGGAAGCAGTGTACAAACAACGTCAAAATGGACAATGGTCTTGTGTTAAATCCATTGTATCTCATGAGGGGATCTATTATGACTGTGAAGGGTACAGAGATATGTATGTGGACTTTGCCCGTGAAGCAGCAAAGTATGGAAACGGTGGAGAGTGGTCTGTACAATGTGATGGACAGGGCATAACTGATTGTGCACTTGTATCTAGCACCAGCACCCCTTCCACTTTGGACACCTCCCTGGACGCATCCCTGGGAAACACCTTACTATCGCCGGGTCCTGGACGGAATAAACAAACCCCAAAGGCCAAGGGGCGACGTGGAAGGAAGAGAAAGCTTGACCCAGCAGAGCCCGACGGCGTACGCTTCGGTCCCCCCCCATCGCCCCCACCATCACCAAAGCCAGCACCAGTCCCACCACCATCACCACCATCACCACCTCCAACGCCCCCTGAGCCCCCAGGCGGCAGCGGAGGAAGCCTCAACTCCACAGGGACCACCGACCCCGGCAGTTGCACAGGAAACAGTGATACCTGTGGAGGACCCAGTGACAGTGACTGTGACAATTGGGGTTCCAAACGGCCCGGAACTTGTCCTGACATTCCAACTCTCCTAATCTCAGGTGGGCCTAACCAGGTAAAATGTCTGCGTTATAGATTGAGGCGGCATCACCGCAAGGCATATAGGTCATGCTCCACAACATGGTCTTGGATAGGGGATGATCTACAGGACCACACTGAACACAGGATCTGCCTCTCCTTCTACAGTGAAGCACAACGTGTGAACTTTCAAAAGACTGTTAGACTGCCCAAAGGTGTTCGTGTTGGCAGCGTAAATCTGCCTTTCTAGCTCTGTTCTCTTTTGTGTGCATTTGTGCATATCTTTGTACATACATCTCTTTGTACATAGCCCTGTAAAATCTTTTTTTATATATTGTTGATGTGTGTGTAAGCAGATGGTCCGTGTAAAACGCAGGCGGCGTGCAGCCGAGGGAGACCTTTATGCAGGCTGCAGGCGTGGGCAGGATTGTCCAGACGATATTAAACCTAAATTTGAGCAAGATACATGGGCGGATAGATTTCTTAAGTGGTTTAGCAGCATCATCTACTTGGGTAACCTTGGAATAAGTACTGGTCGCGGTGCTGGTGGATCTACAGGGTACGTTCCAGTTGGCTCAGGTGGTGGACGTGGAGTTAGGCCTGCAATGGGAGGCCAGCCTTCACGCCCAAATGTTGTTGTTGAGAATGTTGGCCCTGCAGAGGTTCCTGTTGATGGAGCTGTGGACGCTTCTGCACCATCTGTCATCACCCCTTCAGAGTCCACAGTTGTGGTGGGTGGGTCTACAACACCACATGAGGAGATTCCCTTGGTCCCCCTGCATCCTGAGGTTGGCCCAGACCCTGAACCTGGTTTGCCCCTTCCCCCACCGGAGTCCGGAGGCCCTGCAGTCCTGGATGTGACTTTGAATGTGACCTCTACATACACACATGACCCCTCAATCATACACCCACGTGTCTCCAGCTTGGGAGAGAGCGCAGGTGCAGAGGCGCCTCTATTTCCCACTATCTCACTCCAGCCTTTGGATGTGTCTCTTCTGCCTGGTGAGAGTTCTTTTCAGCCTCATGCATACATTGATCTTTCTGGTTCCTTTGAAGAAATTGAGCTGGATGCATTTACTAGTGGTCCTCAGGATCCTCAAACATCAACACCTATGTCCAGAGTTGACAGTGGCTTACGGTCTGTGAGACGTGCATATAGTAGGCGTACAGGTGCTTTACGAAGGTTGTACCACCGCCTCACGCAGCAGGTGCGGGTAAACAGGCCAGAGTTTTTAAGGCGGCCTTCACAGCTTGTTTCATATGTCTTTGATAATGCAGCCTTTGACCCTGATACAACATTGCATTTTCCTCAAGCATCTGAGGATGTTTTGCAGGCCCCTGACCTTGATTTTCAGGATGTAGGGACACTCCACAGGCCTATATATTCTACTGAGGGTGGATATGTCCGTGTAAGCCGCTTTGGGGAACGTGAAACCATTAGGACCCGCTCTGGTGCCGCTATAGGCGCCAGGGTACACTTTTACACAGACCTTAGCAGCATACAAAGCTTTGCAGAGCAATTACCTTCTGTTGGATCCCTAGGCCCTGATGTTGCAGACCCTGGAATAGAGTTACATCTCTTTGGGGAAGGCACAGGAGACACATCTATAGCGGATGCCCAGGGAGGTGGGGTCTCATTAAGCAATGGAACCCTTCATACTGAAACAGAGTTCACAAATGCTTCTAATGGTTCTTTACACTCAGAATACTCTAACAGCATGCTCCTGGATTCATACACAGAAACATTTAATGATGCACAACTGGCATTGATGGATTCAGAGGGGTCCACACAGGTTTTGTCCATTCCAGAGCTTGCTCGCCCGGTGAGGGGATTTGCTGAATCCACAGGGGGCCTTTCTGTCTCATACCCTGTAGATATGGAGATATCTGGGTCCTCTACATCGTTTATCCACAATATTCCAGGACCTCCATCAATACTGCTTTTTTACCCTGATAGTTCACCCTCATTTTACCTTCATCCAAGCCTTCTACGTCGCAAACGAAAACGTGTTTTTTATTAATTGTTTTTCAGATGGCTTCTACCTCCTACTGGCTCCCGTCCACGGACAAGCTGTTCCTGCCCCCTCCTGCGCCTGTGTCAAAAATATTAAGCACAGATGCTTTTGTCACACGTTTAGATATATTTTACCATGCTGGAACAGGCCGCCAGCTTCTTGTAGGGCATCCATACTTTGATGTGCTAGGTGAAAATGATAAGTTAATTGCTAAGAAGGTTTCTGGTAATCAGTACCGTGCTGCACGTTTTACACTACCTGATCCTAACAGATTTGCTTTGCAGGACCCCACTATATATGACCCTGACCGTGAGCGCTTGGTATGGGCATGCCGTGGGCTTCAGGTCGGAAGGGGCTTGCCTCTTGGAGGGGGAACAACAGGCCACCCATATTACAATAAGGCCAAAGATACTGAAAATCCTAATAGTGGCAAGTATCCTAAAACAGGTGAAGGGGACAATAGGCAGAATGTGTCCTTTGACCCTAAGCAGGTTCAAATGGTGTTTGTGGGCTGCTCACCCTGTGTTGGAGAACATTGGGACAAGGTTACAAGCACCTGTGCAGATCAGGTACATAAAGAAGGTGACTGCCCTGCAATTGAATTGGTATCCAGTCATATACAGGATGGGGACATGTGTGATATTGGCTTTGGGGCAATCAACAACAAAACTCTACAGGAATCACGTTCAGAGGTGCCTTTGGACATTGTGTCCTCTATTTGCAAACATCCAGACATACTTCAGATGTCTAATGACCCCTTTGGGAACTCTATGTGGTTCTTTGCCAAAAGGGAGCAGATGTATGTAAGACATATGTGGGCCAGACGTGGAACTGTTTCAGAAAAGGTTCCAGACCCCGCCAATGGTGGTGCACATGCTCATGAATTTTACCTGTCCCCTAAGAATGCAGAGGAAAAGGCAATGGCCTCTACCATATACTCTGCAACACCAAGTGGCTCACTTATTACAAGTGATGGCCAGCTTTTTAACAGGCCTTATTGGATACAAACAGCCCAGGGTAAAAATAATGGTATATGTTGGGGGAATGAGGTGTTTGTTACTGTGGCTGATAATACCAGAAGCACCAATATAACCATTTCTGTGAAGGACCCAAGCAAAAATAATGCCCATCAGGGTGCATATGAGGCTGACCATTTTAAAATATACACAAGGCATATGGAGGAATATGAGTTTAGTTTCATCTTTCAGCTCTGCAAGGTGCCTTTAACCCCAGAAGTGTTGGCCCAACTTAACAACATGAACTCTAAAATCATTGAAAAGTGGAATGTTGGCTTTGCAACCGCTGCGCCTGCATCCTCCTCTCTTGCTGAGCATTACAGATATATTAATTCACTGGCTACTAAATGCCCACCTGCCCCAGAGGACACTGAAGAAAAGGACCCTTATGAAGGTGAATCATATTGGAATATTGATCTTTCTGAGGCCTTTTCTTCAGAGCTTGATTCCTTTCCTTTAGGAAGAAAGTTTTTATACCAGGCAAGTAAATCTATTCGTGCCCCCAGTCGCTCGACCACCAAACGCCCCGCTGCCAAATCCCCTGTAAAGCACTCCAGTAAACGTGCACGCAGATAACCTGAATCATAATTGCTAATCATGATGTGTATGTTTGTGACATATATGTTTGGGACGTGTATTGCATGATACTTTGCATGTGCATGTATGTGTGTTTACCACAATCCTGATTGCTAATACATAATTTGCATGTTTTTGTGTTTGCATGTGCCTATGTGTGTGTTGAATGATTAATAAACAGGGTATCATTTCCGCTCGCGCCCTATAATTGTCGCCCGTGTTGTCTGTCCACTGCTTGTTGTCCGTCAGTATTGCTTCTGCTTCTCCCGCGCGCGGGACATTCATATTTTTGAATGTAAACGGTTTGGTGTTGCTTTCCCGCCTAACCAGTACCTTTAAAGTTTCCTGGCGATTCTCCATTCAAAAAATTGGTGAGTAATGAATTTTTGGCGTCTTAGGGATTAGTTGAACAAAAGGTAAGTATGCCTGTTGTAGCCTGTTTCAAGGTAAGTAGGCACATAAATACCTTTACCGGTTTGGTCATGCTGCTCTTTTATATATCATGATGATGATT